CCTGCAAAAATACTCGATCTCGGCGAAGGCCGCAGAGGGTATCGTCAGAAGGGCATCACGCCGAGGCAAGATTCTGCCACCGAAATTGCTCCAAGCGCTGACGGCGCAGGCAAACCAAGGCTAGGATTTGACACGGCTGTAGCGAGTTGCTTGCCAGCCGAGTTGTATCACAAATCATCATTTACCAATCAAGACGTAAACCGCGGCCACATGGTAGTTCAACCTTTTGTCAAGATTGTGAGATCTGGTGAGCGAGACGCCGACGGCAACCTGCCAGCTGAGGTGTGGGCAGAACGACAAACAGCGCCGACTCTGAACTTGATGGATAACACAGGCGAATCTCGGGCAACAGTTATCGCTTTACAGAACACCGTTATCGGCAGATCAGACACTGCTGGACCTCAGGGCCGCGGACACTCCGACGAGGGTGGTCCGATGTTTACTATTGACACGACCTCTCCGCATGGTATAGTATTCCACCCCCACCGCACAGACGGTGTCAGGCTTCAAGACAAGACCATCAACACATTAACTGCCTTTATGGGCACAGGGGGACTTAACACTTCGATGATATCGACAGAAGTAGTTCGGCGCATCACTCCAATCGAGTGCGAGCGCTTGCAAGGATTCCCTGACAACTGGACGGCTGTGAGCGATGGCAAACCACAATCAGACAGCGCTCGCTACAAACAAACTGGCAACGCAGTTGCGGTTCCAGTCGTGCAGTGGGTCTTGGGAAGGATTGCTCTAAGTGAGTAACCTCGAAGTTCTAACCGCCGCGCTCAGGTTCGCGGCCGCGGGCTGTTCAGTCGTGCCAGTCATGGCCGACGGCTCGAAGCGCCCAGGCATTGGGGCTTGGAAAGAATACCAGCACAAGTTGCCGACAGTTGAAGAACTGCAGTCTTGGTTTAAAGATGCCAAAGGCGTTGGTATCATCACGGGCAAGATCTCAGGCAATCTCGAGATGCTCGAAGTCGAAGGCCGCGCTGTAGCTGACGGCATTCACACTGAAATCAAAGACATGGCAATCGAGACTGGACTTGGCGAACTTTGGCAACGGCTAAACGAAGGCTACTGCGAAATGACCCCGAGCGGCGGTCTGCACTGGTTCTACCGCATAGACGGCGAAGTCCCAGGCAATACAAAGTTAGCCAGGCGCCCCGCTTCAGGCGACGGCGTTGATGTGCTGGCCGAGACCCGCGGTGAAGGTGGCTTCGTGGTTGCAGCCCCTAGCGGCGGGTCTTGTCACCCGTCAGGTGGTTCTTGGTCTTTGATTTCGGGCTCGATTGAGACAATCCCGACTATCAGCGTCGGCGAGCGCGAAAGTCTCCATTCCTTATTTAGATATTTCGACCAACTTCCAAAGGCGTCGGTGGTAGCTTCAGAGGTCACGGAGAGGCCTCGGGACGCGAACTCGACACTGCCAGGCGACGACTACAACGCAAAGACGACTTGGGACGAGATTTTGCTGCCGCTAGGCTGGACAAAGGTATTTTCAAAGGGGCAGACTACCGCTTGGTGTCGCCCAGGCAAGAGTGAAGGCATCAGCGCCACCACCAACTATGAAGGCTCAGACCTGCTCTTTGTCTTTAGCACTAGCACTATCTTTGAAGCAGAGCGCGGTTATTCTAAGTTCGCGGTTTATACTCTCATCGAACACGGCGGCGATTTCCATAAGGCAGCGTCAGCGCTGGCCGCGAAGGGCTTCGGCAGTGGCAGTTCAAGTGCTTTGCAGCCCATTGACATTTCACAGCTTCTCGAAGCGCCCGAGCTTGAGCCATTCGCAGAGCCTGCGACAGAGCCCGACACCAGCTGGCTACCGAGAGCGGTTGAGTATGACGAGGACGAGACCGAGCCTGGGCCTACGGTGCTCTACCGTACAGACGGGCAGTGCTTGCTGTACAGCGGCAAAATCAACGCCATATTCGGAGAGTCAGAGTCAGGCAAGACTTGGGTGGCACTGGAAGCAGTGCGTCAACAGCTGGTGCAGGGCAACAGGGTCTTTTATATTGATTTTGAGGACTCAAAGCGGGGCATTCGCGGCCGCTTGAAGGCGCTGGGCGTCATGCGAGAGCAGTTCGAGCGCTTTAAATACGCCAACCCAGATGGTGCTTACAACGAAATCGCGCAACAGGCACTGCTCGGCTCGATTCGCGACTTCAAGCCCGACCTGATTGTGATGGACGGCGTCAATGCCGCTATGAACCTGCTGGGCCTTGACCTTGAAAAGAACAAAGACGCCACTCAATTCAGTCAGGTGGTCTTGCGCCCGCTTCGTTTGTGGGGTGCGGCTGTCTTGACCATTGACCACGTCACCAAGTCCAAAGACAACCGAGGCAACTACGCAATCGGCGCACAGGCAAAGCGTGCAGACATTGACGGTGTCGCTATCTCGGTCGATGTCTCGATGCCCTTTGGCCGAGGCTCCAACGGCAAGCTCAACCTTAAAATCACTAAAGACCGCCCAGGCTTCGTTCGTGGCATTAGCCAAGAGGCTTCTTACGTCGGCCATGTTGACCTGATCTCACAAGCTAACAACCGAATTGAGATCTCGATTGTGGGTGGGCAGGTCGGCTTCACCCCACATGAGTATTTGATGCGCAAGATCTCCGAGTTCATGGAAAAGCATGGCGCAGAGTTGTCCACCAATCAGGTCGTGCAGGTCATTGACGGCGGCACCGACCAAATCAAGAAGGCGCTCGCTCAGCTCGAGGGACAGGGCTTCCTGAGTGTCAGGAGCCAGGGGCAGGGTCGCTACTTCAAGCACCTGAAGCCCTTCGTGCTAGGGGCGCCTTCTCCCTTTAACCTGACCGACTTGACCGACCCTGACCGCGAGAGTATCGGTCAAGTAGGGGCAAGAGGCGACCGAAACTTGACCGACTTCGCCCCCCCCTATAAGGGGGGGCGGTCGGTGAAGTCGGTCAGCAGTGATGATGGTGAACCCGATGCAGGATAAAATGGCTATAAAGGATTTCTGCCGTATTTGTGGAGCTGCGCTTTGGAAGGCGCAGTGGTGCGGTTTTTCGGTGTTTTCGGACGGCACCCCCATAAGTACAATGGTGGAGATCGAGTGCTTACTAAAAAAGCGCCCGACATACGGCGTCTCTAGGTGGTTGCCCAGCTTCTACCTAGAACGCCGCTCAATGCTCAACATACACAAGCAATACGAGTTCATACTCGCCAAGCATCTTTGCGGTTCAGCCCAGGCCGTAAAGGAGCACCCAATCTACTGGGCAGTACCACAACAACTCGAACCTAACTTCTAAAAGGGGGAACAAATGGCAGGACGTCTTATCGCCGTAGTCGGCGGTCAGTATGGCAGTGAAGGGAAGGGCGCCGTGGCAGGCTACCTCTCCGCAACATCTGAGGCACCGTTTATGGGCATCAGAGTGGCAGGACCAAACGCAGGGCATACCGTTATCGGCAAAGGCCCCGACGGCGAGGAGTCATACGCATGGCGACTTCGCTCAATCCCAGTCAACGCAGTGACTGCACCCGAAAGCGACCTAATCATCGCAGCGGGTTCTGAGATCGATATGGAAGTCTTTAATAGAGAGCTTTCAGATCTCGACAAAGCGGGCTACCAAGCCAGCTCACGCATTATCGTGGACGACCAAGCCACAATCTTGGAGCCTCGCCACCACGATATCGAGACCAGTGACGGCATTCAAGCCCGAATCGGCTCAACCAGCAAAGGCATCGGCGCTTCACGTGCTGACCGCATTATGCGCAAGGCTTCTCTGTTTGGTGGTGGCGTAGATACTTCACAAGTTATTCGCGAGCACTTACAAAGAGGCGGCACTGCCCTAATCGAAGGCACACAAGGCTACGGCCTTGGACTGCACGCAGGTTTGTACCCTTTCTGCACGAGCCAAGACTGCAGAGCCTTGGACTTCTTGTCGCAAGCTGGTGTCAGCCCGTGGGACCGTGCAGTTGATGTCTTTGACATCTGGGTCACAGCCCGCACCTACCCGATTCGCGTTGCTGGCAACTCGGGCCCACTAGAGAACGAGACCAGTTGGGAACAGTTAGGACTTGAGGCAGAGCGCACGACCGTAACTCAAAAGATTCGCAGAGTTGGGCATTTTGACAGCAAGCTAGTTCGCGACGCTGTTATTGCAAACGGTGGCGCTCCAACCGTCAAAATCGCACTTACCATGTTCGATTACATCTTTCCTGAGCTGAAAGATCAGACTGGAATAGACATCTTGTCTGACGAGCAACAACGCTACATCACAGACATCGAAAGTGCAGTGAACGCACCAGTCAGACTGGTAGGCACTGGACCTTCAACAATGGCGTGGGTGAAATAATGGCCTTCGAGAATTGGGAAGATGTGGCGGCTGCTTTTAGGAAAGAAACGCCCGCAAAAGACGCACCGACCGTGCAGAGTCTTGCGAACTGGTGGCTTGAAGAAACCAAAGGCGAGCTAGACTCTGTCATACCGAAAGCCGTTGAGTACGGCAGCGCAGACTTGAAAGTCATCGGCTTTGCTCTGAGTCAGATGATTGGCAAGCCGACCAACGTGACAGACGACGAACTAGGCATCGCTTTTTATGTGCTCGGCAAAGTCGCACGCTTAATCGGTGGCTATGCAGATGGCAGGGCGCCTTCTAACGACACATGGCACGACATCGCCATCTACACCAAAATGGCGCAGTACGCACGTGAACACGGTGGCTGGGGTGGGTTTGTCGAGTGATAGTCTACCTAGCCGCACCGATTGACTTTGATGAAGGAGCGAAAGTCAACCGCATTAAAGACGAGATCAAAAAGCACTTCAAAGAGCAAGAGTGTGTGTGGGTTTATGACCCAGCTGGCGCTTGGCAAGCACCGAGTGACCTAGTGCCTGACGAGTTCGTGCATTGGGCCAACTTGCGAGTGCTAGAACAAGCCGATCTCGTTGTTGCAGTCTTAGTGAAGGGTGTGCTGACCATTGGCACTGTCCTTGAAATCCAACACGCTCACGACCTTGAAACGCCAGTTGTCGTGGTTGGAGACGTCGGCATGAACAGTGTCGGCCTTGCAGCACTTGAAATCCCCACCTACAAATCAATCAAAGAATGGAGTGAATATGGCAGCCCTATTGTACCAACTACTGACTTCCACTGGACAAGCACCGACGAAGGCCTATAACGACGACGCTGGCTTCGACTTGTACTGCGACGCCGAAATGGTGATCGAGCCAAGCACTTTTGTCGATATCCCACTAGGAGTCGCAATCAAAGTACCTGAGGGCACGTGGGGCTTGTTAACAGCTCGCTCTAGCACTTTACGCAAGCACGGCCTCATGGTGGCACAGGGTGTCATTGATTGTGGCTACACTGGTCCACTTTTTGCTGGTGTGTGGAACATG